TTTTCAAGCTCTACCATCACAAAGTTGCCCACCTCGTCGAGGGCATCGGGTTCAGGGATCATGGGGACTCTCTTTCTCAATGGGTGCCTGTGGCGGGCACGGGGGATTGCGTACCAAACTGGCGCAGGCGGGTACGAATTTCGGGGGCCGTGAGGGTGTTGGCCGATCGCACGGCGATGTAGCGGTAATGGCCGTCGGCCACCTTCAGACTGAACAGGTGGACCAGCCCCAACTCGCAGGCGATCCAAGCGCGTCTGGCCAGAGCATGGAGGCGGTTTCGGTCCTTCGACAACAGGCCACTGCCCGAGTCCGAGCGGTCCAGCAGCAGAAAGCCCTCGTGGTACTGGATGGACTGGCCGACCAGGGCGTTTGCCATCCAGTCGCACAGACCGGCTTCGGTGAGTTTTTCGGGCGGCACGTACACCGGAGGGGTAGCCACGCCAGCGTTAACGCCCAGACCGAGATGGCTGCGCGTGGTTTCAACAATGGTTTTTGCGTTCAACATCAAATCTCCAGGCGTGAGTTGGCCTACCACCACCGCCCAGAGGGGCGCGGCGTTTGCAGTTCTTGAAGGTTCTTACCGAGCGAGGGGGCTGGTTTTCTCAGCCACCCCGCGGTCGGTCAGGCGGCCGGCCGTATGCCGAACATGCGCAGGTGCATGCGCAGGTCGTCAACACGGCGGTAGAAGGTGGCAGAAGACATCCCAGAGGCCTTGGCGGCGCTGGGAACATCTTGGTAGGCAGCAAGCAGGTCGAACAGGCTGCGCTGTTCGTCGCTCATGTAGGCCAGCGCAGTGAGCAGGTCGTGCTGGGTGCTCGAGTTCGAAAACAGATCATCGTCGCCGTCCCAGTCGGAGAGCAGATCCTGCGGGTGATCTGAATCAATTTGCCCCCCATCCTCATCGTTGGCGGATGACTGGGAGGGAAAATAGCCATGAATCGCCCGATCAATCGCGACGACTTCCAGAGTGTCAACGTGCTCTGGCTCAGCAAAAACCAGTTTTTGCTTGTCCGCCTTGCGGGCGTTGAGGAAGTCGGCTGTCCGGTGTGTCGAGACCAGTCCAGTGAACGTACCCGATGCTCCGCGGGATGGGTCGAACTGGCCCTTGCGCTCGTAGATGTCGAGCAGAATCTCCTGGTACAGGTCCTCCCGCTCGGTCGGGCTCAGCCCGGCGGTAACAGCCGCCCTGTAGGTACGGGTCTTGGCCGCCCCCACTGCTGCACAATAAAACGGATCGTTTGCTGATACCGTTTTCGTTGAGTTAAGGGTGCCGCAGTTTTGCTGTGCTCTGTTTTTCGGGTTTACCGGCCCGGTACGGTGATTTCCAGATTGATCCACGATTTCGACTCCGTTTTAGATTGCATGGAGTGATCATCGGGTCAGGTATGAACAATTGAAACAAGGGTCCGCCGGTCACCGCACGGGCTCAAAAGGACGCCGCACAGGACCCAGCGGAGGTCGTACGGTCTACGAAAATCTGGACGTCGTACGGCCTCCTACGGAGACCGTATGTCGATTTCACCGAAAGCGAATGCCGTTGTTACGAGCATATTCCCGGATCCAGTCCGCCACAGTCCGATGGCTTCGCTCAATGCCTCGACTCTGGAGTTCGTCGACATAGTGATCTGCGGCTTTTTCAGCACTATCGAACCGACGAGAGTTCTGAGCAAAGTCATCTAGTACCGACTGCTTGATATTTCGATTTTCTTGGTGACGAATATTGTTATTGGCTTCAGATCGCTCGCGTCTTTGCGCATGGTCCTCAGCCTGTAGATCCCGTTTAATCTCGTCACGCATTCTCTCGTAGTCTTCAGCCGTGATTCTCACGGCGGCCCCAGCCTGAAGCTTTTCGATCTTTGCCTGATATTTCTGTTCAACCCTGTCGACTGCACGAAGTCGTTCGGCAAAACAAACAGCCTCGATCGCCTCGAAAAGTTTTTTCCCGAGCTGAGCAACCTCACTGGGTTCGTATGTTCTCTTCTCTCTTTTGACCCACCCGATTGGGTTTAACTGAAGCTTGAACTCTAGGGTTCTGGCGTAGTCTGCCAAGAAACAAATTGCATAGACCGCGTAATACTCGTAGTCCTTGACATCTTTGACGTCCTCTAAAGCCGCTGGATCAAAACCCCAGTCGAGGGCTTCAGTCAGGGCATCCAGATCCGGTGTGTTATCCGCTGTGTGGATGTCGTACTCATCGTAAGCCTCAGACTTGAAGTCGATGAAGTTTCCATCTTCGTCAGTTTCAAGCAATCCGTATTTCTGATCGTCCCGGATTTCATCGAGCTTGCGCTCTTTTTCGTGCTCAAAGTAACGCTCGATTAAGTAAGCTGCATCGGTTGCTATGGCTTGGATTTCGGCGCCAGTCCGATTTGCCAGTCTGAGAATTGAACGAGCACGGCCCAAAACATTCTGCGCTTCGTGAAAAGGTGCCCACGGCAATTGACCCTTCAAAGGGTCAAGATGTTCAAATTGGCTGTACATGCGCATGATTTTCTCGTCCTTTTTCTAATTCTTTTGAATTCCTTTTCGGATGGTGTCTCACCATCAGTAGGTCAATGTTAAGTCACCGCCGCAGGTCTGAGAAAGAACACGGTGTACGCCGGTATGAACCTTCATGCCAGCACCCCTCCCTCGCCCCAGACAAAAGAAGCCCTCAGAGCGGTCCCCTGCGGCCATCGTGGGCGTCATCCTGGCCATGGCCGTCATCCGCATGCGCGACCGCCAGGATGGACTTGATAACCTGACCGAACAGAGCGTTAGTACGGGGTGTCCTGACCACCAAGGAGAACCCCAGTGACTGAACCCGTTGTAGCCCGCGTGGCCGCCCTCAAAACTGCCAGTACTGCCGAACTCAAGCAGATGTGGCGGGACCTCTTCCACCAAGACGCGCCCCCGTTCAACCGCCGCTTCCTTGAAACCCGCCTGGCGTACCGCATCCAAGAGTTAGCCTACGGAGGTCTGAAGCGAGAAAGTGCCAAGCGCCTCGAGCTGCTGGGCGAGCAGCTCGATGGCGGAAAACAGGAGGTCCGGCGCCGCCGGCTGGACAACCGCCCCATTGCCGGGACACGGCTGATCCGTGAATGGCAAGGCACGCCTTGCGAGGTCGTGGTGGGCGTCGACCACTTCGACTACCAGGGCCGGCGGTACAAATCTCTGTCAAGCATCGCGCGCGCAATTACCGGCACCAACCGCAATGGGTGGGCCTTCTTTGGGCTGGGCTCGGCAAGGAGCAGCGCATGACGGCAGAACGTCGCCTGATCTGCGCCATCTACACGCGCAAGTCCACCGAAGAAGGGCTCGACCAGAACTTCAACTCGCTGGACGCCCAGCGGGACGCCTGTGAGAACTACATCGCCAGCCAGAAATCGGAAGGCTGGCTCATGGCGCGGGAGCGCTATGACGACGGTGGCTTCTCCGGCGGCAACATGGACCGCCCGGGCCTCAAAAAACTGCTGGAGGATGTCCGCAGCGGCATGGTCGACATCATCGTCGTCTACAAAATCGACCGGCTGTCGCGCTCACTTGCTGACTTTGCCAAGTTGGTCGAGATTTTTGACGAGCACAAGGTCACCTTCGTGTCGGTGACGCAAGCGTTCAACACGACCACCTCCATGGGCCGGCTGACGTTGAACATCCTGCTGTCCTTTGCCCAGTTCGAACGAGAGTTGGCTGGCGAGCGAGTGCGCGACAAGATTGCGGCCTCACGCCAGCGCGGCATCTGGATGGGCGGAATGCCACCACTGGGCTATGACGTTGCAGACCGAAAGCTGATTCCCAACCCGGAAGAAGCGAAGATCGTCCGGGAAATGTTCACGAGGTTCGCTGCGATGCCCTCGATGGCCTCGCTTGTGAGAGATCTGCGCGCCAAGGGCGTCACATCCAAGTCGTGGACCACCGCCAAGGGGATCGAACGCCAAGGCAAGCTAATCACCAAGGGCTACGTCTACAAGGTGTTCAAGAACCCTGTCTACATCGGTATGGCCGCATACAAGGGGCAGCAGTATCCCGGCGAACACAGTGCCATCATTGATCAAGAGGTCTGGGATACGGTGCAGGAACTGCTCAAAGCGGGTGACAAGCACGTCAAGGGCGGGGCCGGGATGCGCGAGACCAAGGCGCCGTCCATGTTGCGCGGGTTGATCTTTTCCCCGGAGGGTCGTGCCTTTACGCCTGGCTGGACCAGCAAGGGTCCAAAGCAGTACCGCTATTACATCAACACCGACGCAATCAAGCTCAGCAAAGAGGCCTGCGAAGTCCGGCGTGTGCCAGCCGGCGAAATTGAAGGGGTCGTGGTCGAGCAGTTGCGGGGCGTTTTGAGAGCACCGGAAATTCTGGCTGCCGCGGTCAGGGAAGTCACCTTGTCTCGACCAGACATCAGCGAAGCCGATGCAATCCAGACGCTGCAATCGATTGACCAAGTCTGGGACAACTTGTATCCGGCTGAGCAGGCATGCATCGCTAAAGCACTGATCGAGCGGATAACGGTTCGCACGGACGGCATCAATATCAAGTGGAAGTCCACCGGCATGACCAAACTGCTTCGCGACACGGTCATGCAACAGGCCTACAGGGAGGCAGCATGAGTCAAACAGACCAAATGCCTGAAACAACCCACATCCCGATGACCTTTCGACCGCGGGGCGGCAAAACGGTCATCGTCTTGCCCGATGGATCGCGTGGTGTGGTGCGCCGCGAGGCAACGATCGACAACACCATGATCAAGGTGATTGCCCGCGGGTTCAGGTGGCAGCGCCTGCTTTATGCCGGGACCTACGCCACCATCGAGGACTTGGCTGCCGCGGAGAAGATCAACCCTTCCTATGTCAGCCGTATCCTGCGGCTGGCCTACTTGTCGCCCAAAGTGGTTCAGGCAATTCTTGATGGATCACACCCAGCTTGGCTGACCATGAGGGACCTGCTGGAGCCGTTCCCCATGGACTGGCGAGAACAAGAACAGAAGTTGATGGCTCAGTTCAGATCGAGCACTTCCAGCGCAAGCCATCGCACTTGATACAGGCCGTACTCAGGCCGTCAAATTTGGCGGGGGCCCAAGGAGCATCTCCATGTCCTGCGCATACGCAGCGTAGGACGTCCAGCCCAGCAACTCAGCAACTTGCCTCGCCCGGTTCTGACCAGGGTGCTTCGACAGGGAGAAACGCTCTCCCTGCTCGAGTTCGAGCACACGGAATACCTCCACTACAGGCTGCTTGAATGCGCGCTCTTCGTGATGGAGCGACTGGTTGCGGCCTTGCATGATGATGTCGGTGATGTGGAGTGAGCCGATCTTTCTTCCCTTGGGCACACCAGCCATGCCGCCAAAAACAAGCGAGAGTCCTTGCTTGGCAATCTGAAGAATCGCTCCAGCGATTGCCTGTGTTGCCTGCTGGTGAGAGCCAATGCTTGCCTGCAGTGCAACAACTTCTCGCCTGAGTTGATCTGCCTCTTGAGCAGACCTTGCAGCTCGACCAAAAGCTGCCATCACATATGCGTCTGAAAAGTCCTCAGACAAATCGCTGGTTTGAAAATCCCATTGATGCAACTTCACTCGCTCCTCTGCCCGAGACAGCTCTTTCGACAGGGCGTCGAGGTGCAAAGCCTCATCCATAGCCAAGCGGATGAGGTTCTGCGCGGCGTACTCGGTATCGCGAAGGTAGGGGTGCATCTTTTTTGTGTGTTATTGATTAAAAGTACTGTAACCAACCAGGTCAGCAGGCACTCTCTGCCGAGACCAGTCGATCACGACTAATCGGTACGGCACCAAAATCCTGTTTTTTCGTCGACCCCCTCCCGCCGTACCACGGCCAAAAAGTCAGGAGGTTCTGAGACAAAACGGGGTTTGAGACGTGTTTAGGGGGTAGGTGGCCATGGGGTCAGTCAGGAGCCCATAGC